CTAACAGGAGGTGGTCCTAACGTAGCTGCCAACGTACAGGCTGGCAAGGAAAATAACCAGGGTGCAAACATACAGACAGGGGAGGAGAACAACCAAGCCCTGTCTCAGTTCGAGACAACGAACACAGAAACCACCAGCATCAACAGTGACAAAGTAACCATACTGAACCAGCAGGTTCCTATGTGGTACATCTTGTTGTTGATCCTTGGCTGGATGTTACCATCACCGAGAGAAATCTGGAGGGGTGTCACAGAACCTTTCAGAGGTCTGTCAATTAGAAAGAAAAAGTGATATGGCTGAACGACTAGACAAATCAAAGATGAAGTGCAATAGCCCGAAGGCTACCCCCAGCCATGGAACAAAGTCTCATGTTGTCAAGGCATGTGAGAATGGTAAGGAAAAGATTATTCGGTTTGGTCAGAAGGGTGTAAAGGGTTCTCCAAAGAAAGCTGGTGAGTCAGAAGCTTATGCTAACAGACGTAAGTCCTTCAAGGCTCGTCATGCCAAGAACATCAAGAAGGGCAAGATGAGTGCGGCCTACTGGGCAGACAAGGTGAAATGGTGATGCCAGTCAAAAAAGTTAAAGGTGGTTATCGTTGGGGTAGGACTGGGAAAGTCTACAAAGAAAGATGGAAAGCTGAGAAGCAGGGTAAAGCAGTAGAAGCTTCCAAAAAGAAAAAGGCCACCTAAATGGTGGCCTCTTTTTTTATACGGTGATAAGCTCTGCCCTACCCACTGGTATGTGGAAGAACTTCTCCCCCTTCATTATGTTCCTGCCCTTGGCTTCTCTCAGACGACTCGGTGTTAGCTCACTGTCCTTGATCCTCCAGCACTGCTTCATGTCTGACCGGAAGATATAGAAGTTAAGAACCTCTTTCTCATGTAGCTTCAGAAGTCTGGCCTTACGTTCTGGGATACGGATTTCTTCCCAGTGCTCAGGCCAATCTCCTTTCCACGCAAGCTTTATCTCTGCTTCACTGAAGTACTCGATACCAGCCTTGGAAGAATGTATATCAACCTTGTAGTTTTCCTTGGCGTTGATGATGGTGTGGCCCCGGCCAACAAGAAGTTTGGTTAGTACTTCCTTTGCCGGTCCATCACACAGATCATAGGCTTGTCTGCTGAATGGCTTTTTGACCACACCAACCATGTTAACCTCCGACTACATCTTTAATAACAAGAAGGGCAATGACACCCAAAAAGATGTACGGAATGTACTTCTTTAGTTTTTCCATGTCCATTTTTTTTCTCCTTAGCTAAGGTCCACGATTTCACAGACCTCACCACTACAGGCATAGGTCTGGCTTGACTTGGTAGTGTCTTCCTTTTCATACTCGGATAGACGACCCCAGTCAACGCTGGTCGGCATCTTTGCCAACATTTCTTCGTACTGCTCTTTAGTACATTCTTGATACGGTGCCTGTTGATACACATGGTCTGAGTAGGGCAGGAAGGAAACACCAGACATATCGTCAAAGTGTTTGTAGACAAAGCTACCTACTTCCAACCATTCATCATCCCTTACAGACACAGTAATCGAAGGCTTGTGTTCACACCAATGATGTTGGTAGATAAGCCACAACTCAAGCTGGTCAAGGGCAGTCGTATCCTTTCTTGTACGGCCAAGAGGGGAGGCAATGGGGAAAGAGAAAACAGTAGTCGTCTCTTCCTTACCAAGGGCAGGTTCACTAGGGATACCAGTGTCTTTCATAAACTGCGTCAGTGGGTCTTTGTTGTCCCCCCTTACAGTACGGATGTAGTACTCAGAGTGTCGAGGATGAATACCAGAGGCACTGTCAACAAGTTGTGACACAGTACCACTGGGCTTGACACAGGTTATAGCAGTGCTTGGCTTAATGTCAAGACGACTAGCCCACTCAGCATTAGTATCAATAGCCACTTTTCGAAGGTGCTCAAGGGTTTTCTCCAGTCCTGCATTTGCCTTAGTCATCAGTGGGTTGTCCATGATACCAGTCAGGGATACACCGAGTAGACGTTCTTCTTCAGTATTAGTCTGCCAGATTTTTCGTAGGTATGGAAACTTCGTGTAGCTTGATTGTATTGTCCCCAACACTGTTGCAAGCCGTACCTTTCGTTCAAGGTCTTCAATTCTGTCTCCAGATCGGATGACTACTTCCGTAAGATTGCAGAACTGATACGGTCTAAGGATGATTTCAGAGCATGGATTAGTTCCAAACTCCCACTCAGTATCTCGTCGTCCATTCTTTGCCGCCTGTTTCTTTGCTGCTTGTCTGCTGAAGATGCCTCGTTCACCTGACTTGCTTTCGATAAGGGCAAGCCACTCCCGCATGAAAGTTTCAGCATCAGGCTTCTCAGTGTAGCAGGCAGAGTTGTTGGCCAGCGCCCTGAACCCAGTGCCTTCCCACCAGTTGCCTGACTTGGCATGTCTCATACGATCATCAGACAGGTTGGACAGGGAGATCATGGCAGACCTACGGACACCACCAACAACAACAACGTCACCTATCTTGCACATCAAGTCATGGCACTCAATGCTGTTAAGCTTTCGTCCTTGAGCACCCTTGAATACACCTACGGCAAAGTTGAACAGCTCGACAAGAGGTCCGGGACCAGAGGCTCGTCCACCAAAGGTCTTCAGCCTGGCACCGGCAGGACGAACAGCAGAGACATCCCACTTGGGAATCTCACCAGCCCACAGGAGAGCAAGTACTTGACGAAGAGCCTTAGCCCACCCCTCTTTACTGTCCTTGACGACAACTGTTGTATCACTGACGAACAGTTGGGGGACTTCAGGAAGCTTGGAAATGAACTGCCTCTCAACAGAGAAGCCGACACCAGTACCACAGAGGAGAATGAACATCGCCTCATCGAAGGACTTAGGGTCATCTACGGGTAAGTAACTACAGTTGTACCCACAGGTATTGTCTCTGTGCAGTGCCTTACCAGCAGTCATTAAAGCCCTCATGGAAGGCATAACCTCTAGGCTGATGATGGCCTCTTTCAGTTCATCAACCACTGGATCATCGACAGATGGGGTCAGTATATTGGACACATACCTCTCTACTGTTTCCTCCCAAGTCTCTCTACGTTGTTCATCTTCAAGCCACCGAGAGTAACGAGAGGTGGCAATAAAGTGTTGGTAATCAGTTGGTAGGTAGTTGCTCATGGTCAGTCTTTCTTCTTGCTTACAAAGTTTCGGATAGTTTCAGCAGCTTCCCAACCAAACCTAAAACCAAAGCCAGCTATGATCCAGCCGGGGACATCTTGAATAAGAGTTGTATTTTCCATTATCGTTTATCTCCACTACCGCCTAGAGTTCCTCGTTCCATCCTGTCGTAAAGCTTCTCAAGGTTCCTCTTTGCTACGTCACCCATATCAATATTGAGGTCTCGACACAAGGCCGAGATGTACCAGAGTACGTCACCAAGCTCATCAGCAATAGCTGACCTGTCAAGTTTAGTGCTATCCCTGAGAAGTTTCTTTACCTTGTTAGCAACCTCTCCTGCCTCACCGGCAAGGCCAAGGGCAGGATACAGTATTTGATAAGCCATAGAGTAGATGGCAGTCCTTGATGCTTTTCTTTGGTAGTCATTAAAGGACAGGTTGTCCCCGTAGTAACCAAACCCCTCCAAGTCGTCTTCATTAATCATTATCTAGCTCCCAGATAGTTTCTTCTGCGTCGGAATAGAAATAGTCTTCTGTATCAAGAAGACCAGCATTGACTAGATGTTTGATAACATCTTCTTCTGTCAGGTCGTTCTGCTCCATGAGAAGCTCAAGCCCATAGTTGTTCACCAAGGCATCAATCATGTCTTCAAACATCATGGCTGCTAACCCCAACCCTAGTGCCTACAGTGAAGGCTGTCTTTACACCAATGAGTTCAAGAGGAACAGGAAGTATACTTGTTCTGAACATCTCTGTCAACATGTCTTTCTCCTCTGCCGACTCAAATTCTAAGAAAGCTGTCACCATAAAGCCATTAATCTCGGCTTCTACTAGAGCACCCCATACTCCTTTTTCTTCTGGGTCTTCCTTTGGTGCAGTACCAGGAGTAAACCTGTGTAGCAGTACATCTTCAGCTTTCATTTGACCATCTCCATAAATGTGTCAAGGTCTAGCATGACCATAGGTTTCTTTCTGTTAGCCTTGAATATGACAAGAGGTTTTGTTCCCTTCTCTGTGTTAGCCGAAGCCTGTTCATAGAACGAGTAGACGGCTATCTTAGCCAGAGACTTACACTCAATAGAGAAGGGAAACAACTTCCTAGCTTTTGACGACAGCTTTACATCACAGCCTGTCTCACCCATGATAGCACTACGAACATCTGTCTCTGCCTCAAGGGTCGGGAACTTCTCTAGTATCTTGTCTCTGACAAGCTGCTGAAGTTTCCGACCCTTTGCCTTTGCACTAGAAGGCCGCATCAGTAACCTCTGGTACGTTAGGCTCACTAACTACATCAACCAGATAGACAGGGCCATTGCTATACTGGAACACCCTCATCTCAGGCCAGCAGGTTTTCTTATGTCCACAGAAAGTACAGGAAGTACACAGCTTTGTATTAGGTGATGTCTTGCTCATGGGTACAGTAGCAAGACGGTCAGGCATCTTGTCACTTTTAACCATAGCCCTGACTTTGGAAATCTCTTGAGGCTTTTCTTCAAGAGTGTTCGAGAAGTCATGGATGTCTAAGCAGATTTCCCCAGAGACCTTGTTGATTACAAGAAAAGCTCCACGGGTTTTGTCGGTTACAAGTGGGTCATTCTTTGCTGCATAAACATAGGAAGATAACTGACTGAGGTACCCGAAAGAATCCTCTTGGTGCAGAGTACCTTCTACAAACTTCTTGAAGGAGTAGGGTGATGCAGTCTTGACATCAACTGTCATACCGTCAATAACACAGTCCCTATGACCCCTGACCCCATCGACAACAAGTTCGTCTTGTTGACCTACAACACTATGTCCAGCAGCCGAAGCAAGACTTAGCACAAGCTCTTCAACCATATCGCCATAGAAGAACTTCAACAGGTCTGGCCCAGATACTTCTTCCTCAGGATCAACACCGTTGATACGGAGCCAGAGTTTACGTTCACAGCTAGAACCTACTGAAGAAAGTGACAGGTACCTACGAGGCTTGTTTTGTTTAGAAAACCTACGGTTAGAACTGAGGGCAATAGCTTCCCCCAAGAAAGAACCGTTGTTCCCAGACCATCCGTTGCCGCCTTTAAGTACACTATAAATGTCTTCTACTAGGGTGTCGATTGTCTTCATTGTTTGTACTCCCATATCAGTCGATCAAGATACCACTGTGCTTTCTTCAAGTCTTCTAATGGTTTACCTTTGTACCTGAACCGATGCAAGTACTTTTTTACATTCCCCTCAAGATACCCCATAAACATAAGAGTATCCATATTGCTTTTCAAATAGTCGATACACTCAATACTTCCGTTGTTGTAATGAGGCGGCTTGTTTACGACATCTTCCTCTGGTTCATGCATCTTCTTCTCCTATTAAGTAGCCTTCTATCTCCAGGTCTTGGAGTCTGTCACACCAGTCTTCAAGTATCTGATCGGGGTCATCTGCCCATAAGATGATACCAAACTTCTTGTCATCTTTTCTATAAGAGCAGACCCAAGGTATCATACTAGCAATAGGGTAAATGTTTTTCATTGCTCGTTGTTCAGTTTTAAACCCTGAGAGATTGATATTTAAGAATCAAACCTGGCTCGTTGTTCAGTCATCGCTTGTTAGGCTCATCTGTTTAACATCCTTGCACAGGTAAAGAAACTATTTTCTTCCAAACAGTCACTCCAAATATAAACCGTATACCATACAATTAGTAATACGGCTAATACGGCCAATAAGAATATTGCAGTAGACTTTAGTACTTGTTTCATTACTTATCTCCTTCCGTTACAAGGCTTGCCCACGACACAGGGAACAACTCAGCCATCTTCTCACTGATCTGTTGTGCTACCAGTCGGGTCTCATACTGGGTATCGGGCTTAAGCCTCAAGCTGCACATATCTGCAAACGCATCAAGGCTACCACTCCAGTACCACTCGGTCATTGTGGACTGAGGTAAGACCATACGTGCTTGCTCAGGTGCTACTCCTGCTGTAATCATATCACGGTAGAGGTCTAGGGTGTGCATCTGGTGTTTGAATACACCGTCATTTACAGTCTGTTCTCCGAATCCCTGCATACGCAAAAAATCTACAGTGGTGTCAGAGGAGCCTTGCTTCTTATTCTTAGCTTTACCACGCCACACTTTAGGTACATAGAACTCAGGCTCTTCGTCTACATACCTACGACTGATCTCATTCCACCGCAGGAACTTGTGCTTCACTAGCTGTCGAGCTACAAAGATAGGAGCCTTGACGTGGAAGGAAGCAAAGCAGTGGCCGAAGGGGCTGATGTGCCCGTGGTTGGCTAGGTAACTGATTAGATTTGCGTCCCGCTGGGAAACAACAGGCATGTCACCCGACCAATCACCCATTTCTATCCATCGTATCTCTTCACAATGTGATTTCTTACCAAAGCTAACTCGTGCTGCATTTACGACAGACAAGTCTGACCCCATGTGGTCAAGATAGGTTACTTTGATCTGAGACATTCTTTTGTTTCCTTGGTATGGTTTTCTTTTTGTTTGGTATAACCTGTGGGCGATACTTGGGTTGTCTCAAGTCCTTAGCCATAGGGTTTGGTTTCCTAGTACCGCCCACAACACCATTCCTTACGCAGCCTCAGACTCGAAAGCAATATGCTCAAGAACCTGAACCTTAGTCAGTGTAGTACGGCAACCTGTGGTACCGTCCGGTGCCTTGAAGAAGGAGAGGAGATTGGTGAGGGAACAGACAGAACCGTTACCAATAAACTCACCATACCAAGGGTTGCCATCAGCATCTACAAGTTCTGGGGCACCAGATGCAGCCTCGACAAGTTCACCCTTGCCGTTAGTTACCCGGTTCTTGCGGACGAATTTGAGTACGATACGTCCATCCATGAGGTGTTTCTGGACAGGACGTTTCTGACTACCAGCCTCCTTGAGCTTGGCAAACTCTTCCTTGCTCAACTCTTGGTCAATAGTGAAGGCACCATCGAAAGCCTCATAGGCTCCGAGGTATCCCATTTCTTCCTGACCAGGCATGACCTTAGCCCAAAAGACCGGACCAACAGTAGTGACAGACTTAAACTTTGACATTTCGTTTTTCCTTTTCAGTGTGTTTCATTCCAGTTGGTACCGATGTAGGTGGAGCCAGCTAGAGGACACATTATACGCAGTTTGATTCCAGTGTCAACAATTGATTGACGTTGTATTGCACCTAGTTTTTCTGCTGTTTCTTTATCTCCTTCTACTTCTGTTTGCCATTCATCATGGGGCCAAGTCACCAGCTTGAACTTGATTCCCTTTGCCTTAGCTGTCCAGTCAAGGGCAGCATGTTTCATTACAGTTGCTTCACCATTCTGTAACATACCAGCCAGTGTCTTGTGTTCTGAGGGTACTGGT